CTACAGATCATACTTCCAATAAATCCTCGTCGTATCCTCCTGAATTTCCACGCGTTTGATTAGCATCATGGCTATTTCATGCTTTTGCGGGATGGTCATGCCGGGCCAAAGGTTGATTATGTCATGGAACTGCTTTATATCACCCTGCTGCTTGGTGGCGTTCTTATGCTGCTGAAGCTCGGCGGCCAAGATGTCGCGCTGCTTTTGCAGCTCGCTTATCCTGCCGTTTATGTACTTCATGGTCAGCTCCGTACCGTCGGCAAGGGCGGTTATAAGGTTGGCTATCTGGTCATCCAGTTTTGCTATGGCGATTTTATAGTTGTGCGCCTTGTTGTCCTCTTCTTTGCGCTTCTGAACCACCAGTTCCTGATGCCGCGCTACATGGGCGAATATCTCCCGCTCAACAGCCTCCTCTATTTCGCGCACGCCAACGGATGGCGAATCGCTGCACAGCCCGGTGTTCATCGCACCGGAGCATCTGAACGTAGCCGTGTCCTTATACGTCATGACCTTCATTGCCTTGCCGCAGCAGCCGCACTTCAGCAGCCCTGTTAGCCAAGAATGCTTGCCGCGGCCGGTGTTATTTATCTGCGTATTGTCGGCAAGCTTGTACTGGCAGGCGAGAAACGTCTTTGCGTCAATAATGCCTTCGTGCAGACCTATGGACAACGTTAGCCCCGAAAGCTGAGCGAACTTGTTCTTCGCCCTGTCCCATTGACCGTATGTTACGCAGCCGTATTGCCCGCGGAAGTCGTCTATATCATTGGTTATCTCCATGCCCTTGGCGCGGTAGTACTTGTATACCTCGGCATCGGCCTTGACGTAGATCGGGTTGCACAGCAGCTTACTCAGCTTGCAGGAGTCCCATGCTGCGCCGTTTGCGGACTTTATGCCCTGCTGGTTGAGCGTGCGGGCAAGGTAGCCTAACGATGTGGACGTATAGGCGTACTGCTCAAATATCTTTTTGACCATTAGTGAATACGCCTTGTCCGGTTTAAGCGTGCTTACGGCTTTGCCCTGAACCATCACCTTTGTTTTTGCGTATCCGTATGGGGCTTTGGCGTCGTATGCCCCGCGGGCGGAGCGCATGCGGAAGTTATCCTGCACGCGCACTTGAATGGTTTCGCGCTCAAGCTGCGCAAATACCATTATTATATTGAGCATGGCTTTGCCTATGGGCGTGGACGTATCGAACTTCTCCCTTGTGGACGAGAACTCCACGTTGTGCTTACTCAATGTGTCCATAAGCTCGCCGAAGTCGAGCGTGGAGCGGCTGAGTCTGTCCAGCTTATAGACTATTATCTTGCTGATAACGCCGTTCTCCACGTCCTGCATCATTGCCTTGAACTGCGGGCGGTTCGTATTCTTGCCGCTGTAGCCTCTGTCTACATATTCTTTATATGGCTCGTCCCCTATCTCCTTCTTACATAGTTCTATCTGTGTTTCGATTGATATGCTGTCCTTTTTATCCAAGGACTGCCTGGCGTATATTGCTATCACCTATTATCGTTCTCCTTTTGTGCGCCTTATGACGCGCTCGGTAGGCACGGCCAATATGTCGTTGGTAGCAAGTGCCGCCGGCATGTTGCTCAGATATGTGCTTGCCATCTCGGCCAGTCCTATAAGGTCTTCATTGGTGGTTGTGGTGGGATATATGTTCTTAACGTGCATTTAACTCGCTCCTGTTCATTGATTATGTTTGATGATATGAATAAAGACTGATAGATATGCTAATAACTTAGCTGATTCGTTGCTTGTTCCGTGAAACCTCTTGTATTCGATTATGATGTTCATTTTGCCTTTTTAAATATGAAATGATGATTTAGATTTGCAGGTCAACGGATCCTTTGGGCTTCGCCCCGTGTTCCGCCTTCCGCTAACCGTAGCCTTGTTGTCGATTATATGCTTGCATATGCTCGCGTCCTCCTTTTTTCAGGTTGTCATTGCCGATTATAGCACAAAAGAACCCGCTTGTATCAAAATACGGTCATGTTGCAAATTTCAAATAAAAAAGGGGCGGTAACCCATTGAAAACATATCGCACATTTCTTGAAATAGCGCATTCATGTTATTTAGTGCAAATATGCAACAAAAGTTCATTGATTTTTTACGCGAATATTCGTTATACTGTACTTAGTACATTTAAGGAGGTCTGATTATGTACAGGAAATTTATGATTTTTTTGGAAGCTTGGAAAAATAGCGTTCACCGCAAGCCCCTTATTTTACAAGGTGCAAGACAGGTTGGAAAGACCTATTCCATTCTGGAGTTCGGGCGCACTCACTATGAAAATGTGGCATACTTTAACTTTGAAACCAACCCAAAGCTGAACGAAACCTTTGAGGAAAACATCAGCCCCGATTATCTGATACCGATTTTGTCCCATATTGCAGGCCAGACTATCGTAAAAGAAAAAACGCTGATTGTATTCGACGAGGTGCAGCTCTGCGAAAGGGCGTTGACTTCGCTTAAATACTTCTGCGAGGACGCTCCAGATAGATTACCACATCATCGTTGCAGGCAGCTTGCTCGGCGTTGCGGTCAACAGAGCAAAATTCTCTTTCCCCGTAGGAAAGGTCGATATGAAAACGCTTTATCCTATGGATATGGAGGAATTTATGTTGGCGCTCGGTGAGAACGACTTGGTAGAGCAGATTAAAAAGTGCTTCCAAACCGATACGCCGTTGCCGTCTGCCTTGCACGATGCCGCAATGCAGCTTTACCGTCAGTATCTTGTGGTCGGCGGTATGCCGGAGTGCGTGATGCAATTTGCCGAAACCAAGGATTATATCCTTGTCCGTCATAAGCAGGATACGATACTTGCAAGCTATCTCAATGATATGGGCAAGTATAATACGCCGAATAAAATCAAGAAAATCATGCTTGTTTATGATAGTATTACCATTCAGCTTTCCAGGAAGAATACCCGTTTCCAATATAAGCTGATTAAGAAAGGCGGACGGGCTTCCGAATTTGAAAATACGATTGAATGGCTTTGCTTGTCTGGTATCGTGTCACAGGTCTACAAGGTCGAGCAAATCAAAAAGCCCCTTGAAAACTACCGTGATATTGATGCGTTCAAGATTTATGTGTCCGACTTAGGGCTGCTTTGCGCCAAGAAGGATTTAGCTGCCAATGACATCCTCTATATGGTCGAGGAAATCAACGATTTCAAGGGCGGTATGGCGGAGAACTATGTCAATGTGCAGTTCTCCATTAACGGCTACCGCACCTACTATTGGGAGTCCGAGCGTGGGGCTGAAATTGATTTTATCATTCAGCGTGACGGACAGCTCATTCCCATTGAGGTCAAGTC